ACATTGACGGGCCAGTTCCAGATGAAAAAGCACTTGTATCTTCTAAAACTAACTCTGGAGTATCATGAGCGATTCTTACTGTTTGCCCAAAAACATGAAGGTCGGCTGTTGGCGTTCCACCTATTCCAACTCTTGAATTAGTTGTATCAACAATAAATACATCTCCACCATCTGAATTTTTTCTAACAAGAAAAGCTTCAGTATTGGTAACATCTATTACTTGCGTACCTTCAAGTATTTCATCAAACGCAAGAGTACCACCACCAGATACAGTTAAGTCCCCAGTAATTGTAACGTCTCCAGAAATTGTACCACCAGCTAGCGATACGTTAAGTCTGCTATTTGTAGCGTCTAAAGCTGCGTTTAAAGCTTCTGCTGTTGTGTGTGAAAATGCGGCTACGGAACTGCCACCTGAATCTAAAAGTACTTTATTTAATACTTCTTTACTTGTAAACTTATGTAAATCAGCCATAATGATGACTCCTAATATTCCACCACCACCGCCTAATAGGCATTAAAACTACGTTAATTTACAAAAACTTACTGAAAGTTGTAAGGTAATATAGAGCGTGTACCACCTGTTTTTTCTCTACGCCTATTACCAAACCTACGTACAGTTTCATTAAACTTACGTTTGTGCATTTCTGATAATTGAAATGATACTGCTGATGATTCCCCAACAGAAGAACCAGCTCTATCCATATAC